GGAATGTACCGCCTGCGTTAAGAATCGCGCTTTTGCTGTCAGGACGCAGCACATCAACGTGAACCGCTTCATTGCCGAACGGGACCAGCGAGAGTTTTGTGATTTCCCAGCAGGAACGCGTCAGCGGGAGCGTAAAAATCAGCACAATGCTGACCAGCGTGGCAAAGAGCCAGCCAAGCGTGGTGAGAAAGCCGCCCAGGATAAAATTCAGAATATTAAGTACGGTGCGCATAACGCGATTTTCCTTTTGCAATCCGCAATATGTGCCGCCAAGTTTAGCCTGTATTTGAAAGTCTCATTTAACATTAGCTACTTAGCAACAAAAACAGTTAGTTAAGTTAATTTTAAGCGCAGTGAAATGCAGTGTTATGAATCCTCTGCTGCCATATTGCTGCCACCAAAGTTTGCTATTGGATTAAGCTGAGCAGCTTCTTCAAGATGATCAGGAGCAAAGTGCGCATATCTCATAGTTTCACGAATATTGGCATGGCCCAAAATCCTCTGAAGTACCAGAATGTTGCCCCCATTCATCATAAAATGACTTGCGAAACTATGCCGAAGCACATGCGTGTTCTGGCCCTCTGCTAACTGAATGTTAGTAGTCGCTATCATTTCCCGGAAGGCACGATAGCAGGGTTGAAACATCTTATCTTCAAGTGGTGAAAGTTCGTCATAAAGCCATCGCGGGATAGGTACAGTTCGATTTTTACCCCCCTTAGTTTTTATGAAAGTCAGTTTATAAGGTGACAACTGAGAGCGAGTAAGGTTCTCGGCTTCCCTCCACCTTGCACCCGTTGCCAGGCAAATTTTGACGATTAAGGTGAGATTGTGATTACCGAAAGCTTCACATGAATCAAGAACAGTTTTGATTTGTCCTTCAGTAAGCCAGGACATCTCTTTTTCTTTTTCTTTGAACGGACGTACCCCATCAAGCGGATTAGGCAACTTCCATTCACCTAGCCGGCGCAACTCGTTGAATACAGCCTCAAGATAGTATTGCTCACGGTTAACTGTAATTGGCTGCGCTATCCATTTTTCAGGATTAGCATGATAGCCGTTATCGATTTGACCACTCAGACGCTGATCACGATAATGCGCCCAGTCCTTGCTTGTGATCCGTGAAGCAATAGGGTCTCCCATACCTCTGCAGACAATTTTTAACTTTGCCAGGCGCATTCTATTGGCTGCAAGCGATTGACCATGAAGATTGTGCCATAATTCGATCAGCTCACTTAGTTTGCGGCGATCTTCTTTTTCACCTAACCAGGGCTTGTCTTCGGTCTTTTTTCTCTCATAGGCTTCGTATGATTCAGCCTCACCTTTGGTGTTGAACTGTTTACGTATGCGCTTTCCCTCCCTGCCATTCGGGAATATTTGCGCCAGCCATTTGCCATTTTTCTGTTTGGTAACAGTCATAGTGAGAACCGATTCAATATTTTTATTTAAACGTGTTTTTCAAGAGTAAATAAAACGGCCCCAAATGCAGTGACCTCAGAAGCCGCACACTCAAAAGAGACATTGCTATTAGTAAGCTTGATTTTCCCACCTGGTAAGCGGGCAATATCGTAAACGTCAAAAGAGTTATCTATATTTACGAACCAGCGACCATTAGCGATATTTTTCGCCTCAGTGTTAACCAGCCAGGAATGTCCTACGCCATCAATAAACACCAAAGAATTTTTATCAACTGCAGAAAGGGCTGGATCCATCAGCCAGGTGCCAGCCTCATTCAAAACGCCTGATTCGAGTTTTTTCCTGGATATGCTAATCGAAGATGTTACTGCTTCAGGTTGGCTATCGAACATCTGACCCTTTCCTGTAGCCAGCCATTTAAGAGATACGCCTGTATCAAGGGCGCATGCAACAACAACATCCCCAGGAAAGTACTCTCGGCGAATCCAGGTGCTGATTGTTCCAGAAGAAATCTCTAATAAATCACCTAATTCTTTCTGCATAGAAAAGCCGTATGCATCAAGAATGCGTCTAAGAACAATCTTTCCGCCGTTCGCCATGATTTCATCATAGAGCGGCTTACCCGTTAAAACTTTTGAGTCTTGCAAATGCGAGTTGACAGTTTCTCCTGTGACCAACCAGTTTAGCTCTGCACCTGTATCAAGCGCGCATTTAATAATAGCGTTGCCGGGAACGCTATTGCGCTGGCTCCAAGAACTGATGTTGTTTGGAGGCACAGCTAGTACTTCTGCTAAAGCCCGTTGAGTATTGACGCCATATGATGCGCTTATGCGCTCAATTACATCCTGTGCTGACATCTTTTCATCAAGCATTTTTCATTCCACACTCTAAAAGCGTTTTACATGAACGCATTTGTGATCTAAAGTGACGTTCATCGACCAAAATGCACATCACTGCACCATAATTCACACAACCGGAGATAATGCGATATGAGAGCTGCAAAAGCAACTTCAACGCATGCGATTGAAACCTCACAAAATCAAGTTAATGCGTTCACTGACTCGCAAATCAATGCCCTTGTATCCGCACTATTGCCAAGCCTGCAAAGGATGATCGGCTCTGCTATGGCTGACGCTATGAGCGTCCCTGACTTTGCGGCAATGCGCGGTGTCAGCGAGCGTCTTGTCTGGCAGTGGCTGGATGAAGGTGTACTGCTCAAAGCACCAACCAAAGATTTCAGCGATAAAAAAAGTGCTGAAAAACGCAGTAAGACACTCATTAACGTCAAAGCATGGCGCGACAAACTTACTCAGCAAGCAGTTGATTGTCGTTACATTGATGCTCCTGATTCGCAATATCTAATCTGAGTTTGATTATTTAAGGCGAGCAAGGGAATAGCTATGTTTGATTTTAAGATTTCCACCCAAACACATTTTGATGAGGCTTGCCGCAAGTTTGCTGCCACTCATAATCTGACTGAGTTAGCAGAGCGCGCTGCGATAAGAGTTCAGACTCTGCGCAATAAGCTGAACCCCGATCAAATGCACAAACTAACAGTTGATGAAGTGCTGCTGTTAACCGATCTGACTGAAGATGCAACGCTGATTGATGGCATGCTGGCACAACTGCATTGTCTGCCATGCGTACCGGTTAACGAGGTGTCAGAGGGGAATTATTCGACGTATGTCATGAAAGCGACTGCTGAGTTAGGCGTGCTGGCTTCCAGGGCTTTTAGTGGCAGTAAAATCTCTGCTAACTGCCGGCGCGGAATTGTGGAGGCAGCAAATACAGGTGTCCGCTGCATGATGCTGGCTGCTATTGCCGTACAGACCCGCATTCACTCAAATCCGACTTTAGCCTCGACCGTGGATGCAATCAGCGGTATCGGCGCAACAGTCGGCCTCAGTTGAGGGCGGCACAATGATCTCGTTAGCATCACGCCTGAAGAAGCAAAACCCGTCAATGTCCTATGGGAATGGCTGGATTATGGGAAAAAACGGCAAGCCGTGGCACCCGGTGCTGTGCAGCCAGGGCAATGAGGTAAAACAGAAGGGGAAAACATGGCTATCGAAGGTAGCGCAATGCTGGGCGAACTGAACGCGGGACAGCGTGTAACAGCGCTGAATCACCTTGCTTTAATTCGCTCTCAGTTTGGCAGTAACTGTGAAAAAGAGTTATCCCGCTTCTTTGATGATATGCGCGATGTAAGAGATAGTAATTATCAGGAAAACAAGCGGGCATTAAGCGCAATTCTTTTTCTGGCGAATATCGGTAAAGACAGACACGATATTTCTTTTAGTGAACTGACTACTGATGAAAGAGGCGCGTTAATCCGGGCAATGAATCATTTAAAAGCAGTCGTGAGTTTATTCCCAAAAAAAATGACTCTGTCAAATTAATTAACTAAAGCAATAAAAGGCGTAAACCCGCCGGGCATTTTTTTGCCTTAAATAAGGAAAGTACATGAAACTTAATACCCCTAATGAAATTAAAGAATGCTATGAACTACCACTTGATGTAATGCTTCGCGATGTGCGTCTGGATGAACGCCGCAGCCGGGCAGAATTAATGGCTTCAAGATTGAATGTTCTCGCATGGAAAATTAGCAGCGGTGAATTGAATCACGTCGAGGCCGCTGAGTTATTACGCCAGGAATCCGAAAAGTTAGAGCGTCAAGCGCAGGAGCTGCATTGATGGCCGACTCAATGGACATGGCGCAGGCACACGCCGACGAGATGCTGGCGCGAAATATAGCCAGCGTGGTCAATCGTCCGGTCTGTGTAACGGCTTTATTTTGTGAGGACTGTGACGCTCCTATCCCGGAACAGCGCCGCCGTGCCGTACGAGGTGTAACTCGCTGCGTTAGCTGCCAGGACATGGCCGAACGGTATTCCCGATAATGTTTGATGCACAACAATTCGCTTACCCGTGGAATGCTCCACGGGAAGCCATCGCCAGCCCTTATCCTACCTATGAGCAAATGCACAGCCGCAATCGTATGAATGCGGCTTTGGCGCGTGCGCAGGAAGTACTCGAAAAGCAGCCGACGCTGGTGCAGCTGGACGTAAAACGCCGCGTCAGCGATCTGGAAAAAACACAGGGAACAGCCCGCGCCAATGCGTACTTTGCAAAAACGTTTGTAGAGCGCACATTGCCACGTGTTGAAACCGTCGGCACGCAGTATCGCCTCAGCGAAATGAAAGCCGGCACCTTTAACCTTCTGGCTGAAAACGCTACTGAAAAAGCCGGCGCGGCCAGTGCGGGCGGTCAGCTGTGGGAGCTGATGCGCCGCTTTAATCGACTTCCTGACATGGCCCGCGCCGATGTTGATCTGCTGGCCGGGGATGTAGCTAACTTCATCCTCGCCGAGCTGGTACAGGTACACGCGCAGGCCGGCGGCGAGTCAGATTACAAATACACGCACCGCGTTTACATGACCGCCGCGACTATCACCCGCGAAATGGGCCAGACTCCGCCGCTGTGGGATAAAGTTACCTCCCGCCTGTTTGACCCGGAGAAAGTCACCTCGGCGATCATGCGCATGCAGACTGAAAAATGGTGGAAAGGGCGCCTGCGACGCGTTGCTGCCTCATGGCGTGAGCATCTTCATATCGCCCTGGCTAACGTCAGCAAAAAGCACACCCCGTACGCCAGCAGCATGACTGTGTCAGAGTGGCGCGAGCAGAAGCGCCGTACGCGTGAATTTCTGAAGGGTATGGAGCTGGAAGATGAAGAAGGCAACCGCATCAGCCTGATTGAGAAGTACGACGGTAGCGTGGCAAACCCTGCGATCCGCCGCTGCGAACTCATGACGCGCATCCGTGGCTTTGAAAACATCTGCAATGAGATGGGCTTTGTCGGCGATTTCTATACGCTGACCGCCCCGTCGCGCTATCACGCCACAATCAAGACCGGCCATCGTAACCGCAAGTGGAACGGCGCCAGCCCTGCAGATACGCAGCGTTATCTCTGCAGCGTCTGGCAGAAAATCCGGGCCAAACTGCACCGTGAAGATATCCGCATTTTTGGCATCCGTGTTGCCGAGCCGCATCACGACGCGACGCCGCACTGGCATATGCTGATGTTTATGCGTCCTGAGCAGCTGGAGCGCGTGCGTCAGATTATGCGCGATTATGCATATCAGGAGGACAGCGGCGAGCTGAAGACTGATAAAGCCCGCAAGGCCCGCTTTCATGCTGAGGCCATCGACTCGGACAAGGGCAGCGCGACGGGCTATGTCGCTAAATATATTTCCAAGAATATCGACGGCTATGCGCTCGACGGAGAGATCGACGATGAAAGCGGTAAAGACCTGAAAGAAACCGCCTCGGCTGTGTCAGCCTGGGCAGCCCGGTGGCATATCCGGCAGTTTCAGTTTGTGGGCGGCGCGCCGGTCACGGTTTACCGCGAGCTGCGCCGCATGGCAGACAGTGAAACCGCACACGGCCTGAGCGTTGAGTTTGCAGCCGCGCATGACGCAGCCGACGCAGGAGACTGGGCCGGTTATGTAAATGCGCAGGGCGGACCGTTCGTGCGACGTGACGATCTGGCCGTGCGCACCTGGTATCAGGCAAGCGAAGATGTAAACGAATACGGCGAGGAAACCGTGCGCATCAAAGGCGTATTTGCGGCTGAGGTTGGCGAGGACACGCCGATCTTAACCCGCTTGGCACAGTGGAAAATTGTTCCGAAGCGTGCCGTTGAATTTGGTTTTGACCTTCAGGACGCGCCCGCGTCCTCTCGGAGTTCTGTCAATAACTGTACGGGCGGTTTGAGATCTGGGGATTCAATGTCGCCCAGAGGTTATGAGAAATTGAACCTTGAGAGCATGAGCCGGAAGGAGCGGCGGCAGCTTCTCAACCGGATAAGAGCGGATCAGCCTGAAAAGCGGCACCTGAAGCTGAGGCGCTCAAATAAAGTTGAGGCCGCGTGCGATAACGTAATCAGCCAGGTAAGGGATTTAAGTGGCGAAACCATCAGCCGGGGTCTTGCTGTGCGTCTGCTGAGCGGCGCGCAGACGGAGATTGGCGATCGGATGTTCCGTAGCAACGCATATGGTGATTTGTTCCGCCCCATCATAAAGCCTGTCATTGAAAGCCCATTAACCCGCTTTAACCGTCTGGCTGAAAAGTGCGGTGTAAAAGCGCATCGCAATGGATAGGTTTCTTAGAGTACGTTAACTATAACTGGTGCAAAAACACTGATTTGTTAGCAAAGCGAGTCATTCGGCATGCTATAAAACCCTTTCTGTATCATGAGGATAAAATTTATCTGGCTATCTATATTTCTCTTTCTTACAGTACCAGTGCTATGCTACTGTATAAAAACACAGTAGATTTGGGGAGGGAAAATGGAAGCTCAGGAGTTAATGCAAATGCATAAGAAGATGGCGTGCGTTCAGTTCATAGCGGAGATTTCACTCATTGCTAATTGCAAGCCATCAGATATGGAATTAGCAATGACGATAATCGCGGAGCTGGCCGGTTCCGATACCCGACAGCATGAAGATGATGAAATTTTTTATGCTGCGCTGTGATAATCCTATACAGACGATCTGCCCGATAAGCTCTAAACCAGCCGGTAACTGCTCAGAGAGCAAAAACAGAGCAGTCGAATAATGAGCATCGCGAGGTGTTAGGTTATGGGCGGACGTGATTACAATTTTCAGATCGTGTTCAAAGGGAAAAGCCTGCCTTACTTTCGGTCGGAGGAAGTGGTGATTTTTCAGCTTTCAAATAAGGCCGGTGACGGCTTCTGGCTGGGTCGGACTTTTTCGCATTTCTTTGAATTTGAGCGCCTGGCACCTTTAAGCTATCGGGATGCTTTTTGTCTGGCTAAGGCACTTACCGAACCTGAATCAGATGTGCAGGCACCTGAGCCGGACGACCAGTTAAACCTCTTTTGACCGGTATTATTGCCATGCATGCATAAAGCGCATGGATTTGCATGCACAAACCACAGCTGAAAACATACGACGGGGCCAGTTCTGGCCTCGTTTTTCATAGCTCATGCATCTGCATTAAAAACGCTGCATAAAGCGGGCAGGCGTGGCGGGGATAGCATTGCGCGCATTGAATGAATTATGTATAAATATCGTTGAAGCACGCCTAAATACTGACTCTTTTAAATAAATTTATTTTCATGCTATAAGGATTTGCCATGTATTTAAAAAATATAGCAATAAATTCTCTCGGTCCTATCAATCAAATGGCAATTGACTTGCCTTTTAATCCTGATGGCAACCCTCTGCCAGTAATTTTAGTTGGCAAGAATGGAACAGGGAAAACATTGATAACATCAAGTATTGTGGATTCGTTAATTGAAATAAAAAGGACGGAATTCAATGGCATTAAAGAGGTGCCTCTTAATAAATACTACAAGGCAACTAAGAAAGATTATATTAAAGAAGGTTCAAACTTTTCTTTATGCCGCATTGTGTATAATGCAAACGGAAAGGAGATAAAATACTATGATATTGCTGCCAAGAATCCAATAAGCGCAATAGAAACGCTTAAACATTATCAGATTGGATTTGCAGAGAAATTTAAAGAAAATGGATTCTACAAAGAAATTGAAGGTGAGCACAAGAATATCTTTGAAAATAATGCGATTCTGTTTTTCCCTGTAAATAGATACTACAACCCGGCATGGTTAGTCGAAAAAGATGATGTTAGACATAAGATAGTTGTTAAATATCTAGGTGAAGATCATGAAAGTTTAATTAAAACAGATGTAATTTCTGAAATTGAGGTTTGGTTACTAGATGTTCTGCTGGATAGCTATATTTATGATAGCAAGGATCAATTTGTAAATGTTTACTTTAACAAGGAAGAAGAAACGCAAGCAATACCTGTTAGAATACAACTAAACCCTGTCGGTACTAACACATCAATAAGAGAAAGTATTAATAGCATACTCACAAGTTTGTATAAAGCAAAATTCACAGATTTAGAATACGCTAGGTTTGGAGTCTCTAATAGAAGTCTTGGTAGAAAAATATCTGTTCATATAAAACGCTCCGGAACTGATGAACAAACCATCGCTTCAACGTTTAGCCATTTATCATCTGGGGAAGCAATGTTAGTAGCTTTGTTTTGTTCAATAATAAAAAGCTATGATGAACATAATATGGGTAATTTCTCACTTGCTGATGCTAAAGGAATTGTAATTATTGATGAGATTGATTTAAATCTACACATAGAACATACCAAAGAAGTGTTACCTAAGCTAATTAAAATGTTTCCGAAAGTACAATTTATTATAACTTCCCATTCTCCGTTCTTTTTGTTAGGAATGAGGGATGCTTTTGGTGAAGAATGCAATATTATAAATATGCCTAATGGTGAGGTAATAAGCTCTAATGAATTTATTGAAGTTAGTAACGCTTACGACCTCTTTTTATCAGCTTTCGAAACAGATAGAGAGAATCTGAGGGCACTGTCAGAAAAAATAAAAAATCAAGCCAAAACAATAATTATCACAGAAGGAAAAACAGACTGGAAGCATATAAAAAACGCCTTAAATCATTTTAAATTGAATGGAAGGTTTATAAAGATAGATGTGGACTTCCATGAGTATGATGATGCTAGCTTTAGCGACTCTCATTTAAATACTTATTTGACCAACGCATCTAAAGTTCATAATGAAAGAAAGATAATCGGAATATTTGATAGGGATGAGGGTTATGGAAAAAAATACTCAAACATTGATTTTCATGACTTTAAGAATAATGTTTACGCCATATCAATACCTCAGCCAAGCCATCGAACGTACCATGAGGGTATCTGTGTTGAGTTTCTCTATGAGGATTCCGACCTTAAAAGAGTAAATTCAGATGGCCGGAGATTATTCACATCTGATGAATTCAATGAGGATGGAAGGTTAAAATCCGACCTCACCATCGGCCTAAGAAGCAATAACAAAGTAAAAAATAAAACGGCGAAAGAAAAAGCAGATATCATAGATTCAGATGTTATTAGATTGAATGGTGAAACTTTAGCATTAACAAAGAATGACTTTGCTAATGCCATTTATCAAAGAAATGACAACTTCACTAATCTTCAATTAAAACATTTTGAAAAATTACTATCTGTCATAGAATCAATTATTAATCTCTAAAAGATCTTTAGTGGGTTGCAGAAAAATCTGCAACTCCGCTTTTAAAATGAGTAGTCTTTGAAATTTATTATTTCCTCATCGAACCATATATTAATTTCTTTCATACGCTCCTGCAGCGGTGTCAGCTCGTTACGTACAAAAACCTGCGCCGCTTTTACCGCATCCCCGAACCCGCCGGAGTTGTCCGGGATAATACCCATCATCTGCGGCGGCACGCGGTGCGCGCTGAGCAGGTCGTCGCGGCTGGCCTTCTTGATGTTAAAGAAATCGTCTTTCGTTGCCACCTCGCTGAGCGGCAGAATCTTGATGCCGTCCGGCTTGCCGTTGGGCGCGTACATAAACAGGTTGCGGAAGTTGCCGATCCCTTTCGTGTCGCGCATCGCCTGGCGCATCCGGTCGATATCGCTGCTGCTCTGCGCGGCGTCGGTCATGTAGAGGATGTAACCCGCGTGGGCGCCGTTCTGGTAATACTTGCGGCGGAACAGGGTGGCCGCCTCGTTCAGCCAGGCCGAGTTAAGCGCGCTCAGATACTCCGGCAGGCCGTACAGCTCCTGATTAATATCCGGCTCCAGCAGATGAAACACGCTGCCGGCCGCAAATTCGTGCGGCTCCTTCCAGTCGTTCACAAACCAGTAGGCGCCGTCGGTAATGCCTCTGCGCGTAAACTTAGCCGGCGACGTCTCAAGGCGCAGCGGTTTGCCGAGTCCGTTTCGGCGCAGCTCGGCAAAGGCGTTGCCGAATACCAGATAGTCGAGCGCAAATTTGCTGAACTCCTGCTGGCTCAGCATCGGGTGCGGAATGAAGGTGGACGCCAGAATGTTGCGCTTCACGTAAATCGGCGAGCTGTGATGCACGGCCGCGCGCAGGCTTTTTGCCAGGCCGTGAAAGCTCACGGGCGGCTCGTACCAGCGGCCGTTGCCGATGCACTCGGCGTAATCCAGAATGTCGCGCTTATCCATAACCGGCGTCGGATCGCCAAAGGTAAACGCCTCGGCGTGCTGAGGTGCGGCTGCCTGTACCGACTGCGCGGTGGCGGTGTGAGCCTTGCGGCCCCTGCGTTTGCTCATTAGTAAAACTCCAGAATAGAAGGGCTGGCGCCGCCGCTGGCTGCGGTAAGCGGTTCGTTTAACAGTGCGTGCATGATGGCCCAGGCGACATCGGCGTGGCTGGCCTCCTCGCTTCGGCTCGCCTCATAGGTAGAGCGGTTTCCGCTGGCCGTCATGGTTTTGCGGATAGCCATAAACGACTGCGTGATATCGGTGGCGCCGGCGTCGTACTCCAGCCGGCCGCTGGTGATAGTGTCTTTTGCCTTGAGCACCATTGCCGTTTTGACCTCGGGCGAGTATTTGATCTCGCGCGCCGCCGGGAAAAACTGGCGTACCAGCTGGAAAACGCCCTGGCCGATGCCGGTTGCGTCAACGCCGATATACTCAACCGTGTATTTTTTCGTTAAGTCCTCAATGGATTTCGCCTGCGCGGCAAAGTCCATGCCGCGCCACTGGTGGCGCTCCAGCACGCGGAACTTGCCGCCCGCGACGACCGGCGGCGCAATCACGGCGCACCCGGCGCTGTCGCCGGTGTGTGAGGGGTCGTAGCCAATCCAGACCGGCCGGTACGCAAACGGGCGCGGCAGGTACGGGTTAAAATCTTCCCACTCCTCCAGGCTGTCGATCATGCAGGTCTGCAGCTCGGCAAACGGGAATACGCTCGCCTCGTCGTCCACAAACTCGCACATCAGCAGGTTTTGATATTCCGCCGGGCTGTACTCAAGCTGCAGCTGATCGATGTCAAACAGGTTGCAGCCGCCGCTCAGCGCATCTTCAACCGTGACAATCTGGCGCCACTGCCCGTCACCGCACAGCGCGCCTTTTGCCAGGTGAGCGTGCGACAGGTCCAGCTCAATGCGGTCGTCCCGGTTGCGTCGTCCCTTATTGAACAGCTCGCCTGACCAGAACGGGTACGCGCTGTGCGACAGGCTCGACGGCGTGGAAAAGTACGTCGTGCGCCACTTCTTGTGCAGCGACATGCCGCTGGCAACCTTGCGCAGCTCCTGAAATTTGGGGATCCAGAAATATTCGTCCAGATACAGGTTGCCGGTGTAGCTCTGCGCGGTGCGCACGTTGGTCCCGAGGAAAATCAGGCGGGCGCCGTTCGGCAGCACAATCGGATCGCCTTTGAGGTCAACGTCAGCCTGGCGGGCAAAGTCGAGAATGTAGTTTTTAAAGACGTGCGCCTGCGCCTTGCTGGCCGAAAGAAAAATCTGGTTGCGCCCCGTGGTGAGCGCGTCTATCAGCGCCTCGCGCGCAAAGTAAAACGTCGCCCCTATCTGGCGCGATTTGAGGATGTTGCGGATGCGGTGAGTCAGGCCGGCCCGGTGCCAGTTGAGCTGATACTCAAAGCAGTTGCTCATAAACAGGTCTGTCAGCTTTGCGGTCTGTTCGTCGCTGAACTCGTTTTTCACGACCGGCTGACGCTCGCCCCGGTTGCGGTTGCGCACGTTGGGGTTTAAATCCGCCTCGTTGCCGCTGCTGCGGTAGCGCTCGACGCGCGCCAGCCGCTCAATCTGCCGGCCGAGCGCGTCTATCTCTTTGTAGTCACCATTCCCCTTGACCTCTTTCATGATGAGCTGAATCAGCCGGGCTTCCATGCTGGATTCAACGCGACTGATGGGCGCAACGTCGTCCCACGCGTCGCGCTGCTTCCAGCTCTGCACTGTTGGCGTTTTCTGTCCGAGCGTCTCCGCTATCTGGCGGATGGAATATCCCTGCCAGTAAAGCAGCGCGGCCTGACGGCGCGGATCGCTGATGATGGTTGTCGGTGTCATGTTCATGGCGTCAAGGCTACCGGGGCGAAAAATGCCGCGCCTGCTGTCCCTGTTTGCTGATGGCTCAGCGGGCTGGCATTCGTTGAGGGAAGGGTCCGCGACGGGGAAACTGACCCCGAACCGAACCAACCCACTGACCGGAGCCTGTTACATGGCAACTAAAGCAAAGCGTTTCCGCATCGCGGTTGAAGGCGCTACCACAGACGGCCGCGAGATTTCCCGCGACTGGATTTCGCAGATGGCGAAGAACTACGACCCGGCCATGTACGGCGCCCGCATCAACATGGAGCACATCCGGGGCTACGCGGCAGACAGCGCCTTTCGCCGCTTCGGGGACGTGATCGCCGTTGAGGCTGACGAAATCGGCGACGGCCCGCTCAAAGGCAAGCTGGCGCTGTTCGGCTGGATTGACCCGACCCCGGAGCTGGTTGAGCTGACCAAAGCGCGCCAGAAAATCTACACCTCCATTGAGGTAAACCCGGCGTTTGCGGACACCGGCGAGGCGTATCTGGTTGGCCTGGCCGTCACCGACGACCCGGCGAGCCTCGGCACGGAGATCCTGAGCTTCAGCGCCTCGGCTAAATCTAATCCGCTGGCCTCGCGCAAGCAGGATAAAGGCAACCTGTTCACCGCCGCCGAAGAAACCACGATTGAGTTTGAAGAGGTCGCCGATCCGGCCCCGTCCCTGATGGCCCGCATTACCGCAATGTTTTCTGCCAAAAAGAAAACCGACGGCGAGCGGTTCGCCGACGTCGGCGCAGCGGTCACGGCCGTGGCCGAGCAGGTGCAGCTGAATGCAGAAGCGCAGGCGGAAAGCCTGTCAGCGCTTGAGCTGGCTTTTAATGCCCGCTTTGAAGCCATTGAGCAGCAGGCCGGAGAGGGCCGCGCAGAGTTTGCCGCGCTGCAGGCACAGCTTGAGAAAAACGACGGCGGCTTTTCCCGCCGCCCGGCGTCAACCGGCAGCGATCCGAAGTCCGGCGCGCAGACCGACTGCTGATCTGCCCTGAGCGCAGACACCTTACACAGAGATAAACAGGAAAAACCATGCGCAAGAATACCCGCTTTAAGTTCAATCAGTTTATGACCCGCCTCGCCGAGCTGAACGGCGTGGAAACCGACGACATGAACAAAAAGTTCACCGTCGAGCCGTCGGTCACTCAGACCCTGATGACCCGCGTGCAGGAGTCGTCCGAGTTTCTGACCCGCATCAACATCGTGCCGGTGTCGGAGATGAAGGGCGAAAAAATCGGCGTCGGCGTGTCCGGCTCGATTGCGAGCGTGACCGACACCGCCGGCGGCGACGAGCGCGAGACGGCCGACTTTGCCGCGCTGGATGAAAGTGGCTATGAGTGCGTGCAGGTCAACTACGATTTTCACATCCGCTACAACACGCTGGACCTGTGGGCGCGCTATGAAGATTTTCAGGCCCGGCTGCGCGATGCCATCGTGAAACGCCAGGCGCTTGACCGCATCATGATCGGCTTCAACGGCGTTACCCGCGCTAAAACCTCGAATCGTCAGAAATTCCCGATGCTGCAGGATGTTGCCGTCGGCTGGCTGCAGAAGTACCGCAACCATGCCCCGGAGCGTGTGATGAACAACGTCACCGACGACGCCGGCGTCGTGGTGTCGGAGAAAATCCGCGTCGGTAAACACGGGGACTACGCCAATCTCGACGCGCTGGTGATGGACGCGACCAACACCCTGATCGAGCCGTGGTATCAGGAAGACCCGGAGCTGGTCGTTATCGTGGGCCGTCAGCTGCTGGCCGACAAATATTTCCCCATCGTGAACCAGTCGCAGGCCAACACCGAGCAGCTGGCCGCCGATCTTATCGTCAGCCAGAAGCGCATCGGCAACCTGCCGGCCGTGCGCGTGCCGTACTTCCCGGCTAACGCGCTGATGATTACGCGCACCGATAACCTGTCGATTTACTGGCAGGAGGGCACGCACCGCCGCCTGATTGACGAGGTGCCGAAGCGCGACCGCATCGAAAACTACGAATCGGTTAACGAGGACT